TTACGTCAACGCTGCCGGTGTAAACATAAACGCCAACCGACCCATCGGCTTCCTGCTTACTCCACAGGCCGCCACCTTCCGTATAGGGAGGTCTGGAATCGCCAAGGTTGTTAGTGTCGATAGACTCAACAAACGAGTTCAGGAAAGCTGCAAGGTCAATACCGCTTGTGTCGTAAGGGCTTATGGGCCAAGGACTACCCTCTGGCCGCTGGTCTCTATTGCTCATGGGTTCTGTTCCTCTTTGGCATAAACCAGAATGCGAGACTTCTCAATACCGATCTCTTCCTCTGGAGTTAAGTTAACTAGCCGGATTCGGTATTTAACCTGACCGGAAATTGGGAAGGCTGAGTCCTCAAACTGTTGCCAGAACGTAGACCCAGGGAGTTGCACTTCGTGATATATCTCTAGGTTCGATGAGCCGCCGCCTGTCTGCGCCATTGTCTCCACCTCGCCCAAGGTAGGCCAATCGGAGATAAACTCCCATGGGTCTTCTATTGAGCCGTAAGGCACAAGCGTCTCACTGATGATGCGAGTTTCGCCCAATGTCGGAATGTTGGTGTCTTCATCGTAATAGAAGAAGGCTTCACTCAATCCTGGGGACATGAAAATCGTGTTCACCCCGTCCCTACGCTCAAGACCATCCAGCACGCCAATCCAATCGTTGTGGCCTTGTATGCTCTGGATCAATGTCCAGCCGTCTGTATCGATACCGCCAGCATCAAACGTGACTTCAGCTATCTGGCCTGGATTGTCGCTAGTGTCTGTATAGCGAACCATGTACTTGCCCGGACGGTTCTCAGCGATGTAAGTCATATTGCCGTCGACGTAAGCCTGGTCCTCCCAAGCAATACGATCCATCGGCTCAGCTTCATCCCACGGCATGTCAATGCGTCGAGCGTAACGGATCTCAACCTCATCAGGATCTGGGTCTGCAGGTAGCGTCCACGTTAGCTCTATGGAGTCCTCATCGATCTCTCTCACCAATAACGGAACTGGCGCAGCGGGCCCGATGTTGTCGTACTCAATCTGCCACTCCTGTATGCCCTTCTCTGTGCCTACCGACATGTCATCGATCAGACCCTCAACGACAATCTGCCCTTGATGGTATATGTCGCCACGCGGCAGTTGCGCAATCTCAAACCATCCCGTGCCATTAGCGATAACGGCCGGGTCGGTTGTAGTCCACAGCAACCAAGGCCCAGAACGGCCATCCGGGCCGTTAGGGTTCATACCCTCAAACTCTTCTGCCGGCAGGAACTGATTCAGATCCATGTCATTAGAGAGCCACTCGTGATCGTAGATGTTGCGACCTTCCGCCTGACGCGGATACAGCCAAGCACGAACCTTGTTAACCTGATCAGCAAATTCGCCCTGCGTTACCCAACTGGTGTAGGACTTGGTGAACGGCATTCGGTCAACGTAGAACATCTCCTGATAGTCATTAGTGATGACTATCTGGTAATCAAGCTCAGACGTTGAGGTTCTGTTCCACGGGCCGTAGAAACCGAAGCGGTCTCTAGCCCTGATCCACCATGCTCCCTCTTCCGGCCATCCGCCGGGCCCCAGCAAATACTCATGACTCCTATCGGCTGCATAAGCCGGCGGGACAAAGTCCATAGTCTGAGTGTCGCCAGATGATGGGAACTCCTGATTCTCATTTGGGCTGAACCGCAGTTCATATCCCTGAATCAAGTTGTTGGGGTCAACCAAGTCGAGCCAGTAAAGCCTAGCGGGAGCATCGGTGATGATGTCGAACGGCTCAACCATTCCGGGCTTGGGTACGCCAAACTGTAGCCCATCGAAATAAGCCAACTCACTGGTGTTACCGCTAGTATCAGTGCAGCTTATCCAGAAGCACATACCGTTCTGCGCAAAGGTCAGCGGCTCGTAATGATAGAACTCATCCCAATCCACAAGCGAGACCAAGAAGGTGCTCGGATGATTGATGTCATCCTCTGTGATCTCATTGAAGCCGTTGTCTATTCTCCTTAGACCATAGATCTGATAGCCGCCAATGTCTGGCGCGTCAGGACGCTCCCAGAAAAACTTTGTCCAGCCCGGCTCAGCTACCACTCGGAACTTTCGTGGTGGGCCTGGTGGCAGTCGGTCTATGGACTGTCCCACAAATACACTGCGCGCCTGCGCTCGATAGCCCAACTGCATTATCGGAGTGACCGTGTAAATTCCTGGGCCAAACTCATTACTGTTGGACTGATACCTATGCTCGTAAGCGCGCTTGTCGGCGGTGATCAGATCAATGTCTATACGGGTGTCCTGCCCGGACTGCGTCCACTGGATCTCCCATGACGCAATCTGCGCGTCAGCGGTCTCTAGATCCCATGTGAGGGACGATACGGATATGGGCTGACGGTTGTCATACTCTAAGTACGAGAACCCCTGCAGGTTGTCTGCTCTAGCGTTACCGCCATTCTCTGGGTTCTGAGGGTCACCATCACCGCCGGGAGACCACTCAGGGAATGAGCCGTTGTCAGTGTCATACAGTGCCGCATCGTAAGGCACCAAGGTTAGCTCAGCACTGAAGTCCGCGAGCGGCCTTATAGTAGCGATGATGTACTTCTTGGTCACCAATCCCTGCTGGCCGATTACGATGACATTGGTATCATCAGCATTCACTGGCTGGAAATCCCTATCCAGCTGCACAGTCCTGCCAACCTGTCCGATTACGTCACCTTGGAATACACCCTCATTAGTCTTAATGGTGTAGTGAGCATTCTCATAATCGTTGGGCTCTTCGCTCAGTATGAAAGTGTCGGGAGATGGATGACTTACAATAAGGTGAGAGCCACCGCCCAGGGCCGCTACGTCAGTTGCGACTTCAACTACATCACCCCTCTGTACCACTAGAGACTCTGCTGCAACCTTGAGCGTAAACTTCTCCTGCCGTAATACCATCTGGCCAAATGAGTACATGCCGAACTGCGCGGCCATGTGCCAGTTAGTACAGGCAAACGTTTTGAGCGGCTCCAGTAATGTAGCGTTAGCCTCACTGTACCCGGGGCGGAACACAATGACCTCACCCTTCTGGTAGCCAAGCTCAGGAGATACGAACTCTACTTTTAACGCATGAGGAATCCTGGGGAATAGACGCTCCCCGCTGAAGCCCCATGAGTTAGCCGGCGTGAAAACCTGTCGAACCTCGTCCGCTCGATCTTCATCCATCATGATCTGGATCTTGCCGTTCTGACCAATAATCAGCGCGGCTCTGGCCATGCCTAGAATGTTCTGTATGGTCTCCATAAGCGGAGCTTTGTTTGAGCAGACAAAGTCTGCCGTGTACCTAAACCGCTCTACTGTCTGGCCCTTGTATTCGTAAGAGACCTTTTGGCTACAGACTGCAGCAAACCTTCTGAAGGATGCTATGTCAATCTGATCAGCTGTCACATAGCCCGGACAATCCTGACCGTCATATGGGTAACGCACCTGTTGCGCGTGATAGCCCGTGAGCAAATCTGCCACGATCCATGCCGGGTTACGGCTGCCGGTAGCATCAGTCCAGCTAGTGCCGTTATGTCCTCTCAGCCTAGATGTTGCAGTGGCAGTAATCTGATTGAGGTTGCCCTGTATCGTCTCACTGGCCTCCAGCCTGATCTCCATCATGGTGTGGAAGCGCGAAAGGTTTAGGATGGATCTTCTGCCATCAGATATATTGTTAAAGGGGTAGCCGCGAGATGCGATCCTAGTCCAGTAGCAGGCGTTAAAGTATTGGTTCTTATCGTCGCTGTTCTCAGTGTCTCCCACGCGAGTGACTCTGACCTGATATTCACCCATCTCCGGGAACTGAATAACAATGCTGGCCTTACCCGGCTTGACGGCATTGCCGTACAGGCTGAACCTGGCACCCAATAGTGACGGATCAAAGTTTGGTAAGTTGGGGAACAGAAAGCGGCCATTAAACCCGCCACCCATTCTGCTGGCAGAGCCGTCACCATTCTTTAGCGTCCAGTATTCAGTTATCTGAACCGTGCCCAGAAATCCAGGAGAGATAACGTTATCTTGGAACACGCCTGAGTAGCTCATAAATCCGGCAGTGCTGCTCGACACTTGCACGCCCTTCACAAATACAGAGAACACGCTCTGAAACCAAGTGCCGCTATCTCCCGGCTCATAGGTGTAAAGGGCCGCAGAGCCCGAAACTCTAACGTAGGTCTCATTGCCCGGAGTGCGGTCATACAGGTCATCATCCGGCTCAGGGTCTGGGCCACCACCACCAGCGTTTTCGTCTACCACCTGGAAATTGTTAGATACGTAAGCGGTGTCGGGTAATGTGATGCCGTCAGGCGGAGGGCCGTCTACAAAGTTCTGTAGGTTGGTGGCAACAAAATACTGCTTAACGTCGCCAGTGATATTTGGTGACCTATACTGATACTGCCAAACCTGATTAGGTGTTATCTCTACTGCAGACACCCGCACAAACTGATCAGTAACATCGACAGTGTCTGACGCCCTAAAGAATCGGAAGTCTTCTTCATCGACCTGATAGACGGCTTGGTTAAAGCTGACAGTGATTACAAACAGATCACCCTCAGTAACCCTAACCGGAACTGTTATATCAACCGAAGTATCTTCTGGTGGATTAGGGCCGCCCGGATCTACATTACCTGTGCCGAACCAAAGGGCATCATCTCCTGCGTACCCCTCGGTTCCGCTTGGCCAAGGGAGCCATTCATCAGAATCGACACTTTTGTATTCGCCATTGAACGATACGCCCAATGTCTGCAGGTTGCCGTTCTTATCGTAGAAGGCAATGCCCTGGGGGAAGGTTAGCTCAACTACTGCGGAGAATGCGGTAGGGACTGTATTAGCAGTACCCTGATCAGCGTCGGTGCTAAGGCCAACACTAAGCTCCTGCGACTTAAGTGGATACTGCAGCAACTGCAGTGGCACCGGAGACAATCCGTCCTGAGGACGATTGGGGTTTATGTAGCTCGGCGTGTGAGTGTGCTCAATCTTAGTGGCGTTAAAGAACTGTATCTGAGTGTCGCCAGCCCTAATGTCATTAATGAATACATCACCCAAGCCAAAATCTAGAAGCGCGGTAAACACGGTAGAGTCCCCGGCAGAAAATATCTCAGGCGAGGAGGCCAGGTTTGCAACAATCTTGGTGGTGCCGTACACAACAGGCACAAGCTCATAGGGTCGAGCGGCGTTCCGCTGCCCGGTGATGAAGTAACTCTCGCCGGTGTCAAAGCCACTATTAGGTAGGTTGATTGAGGGAGGAGGTATGAGGGCATTGACCACCAACGCACCTACCGTAGCGATCACAGCAGTAGCAACAATGGTCGCGGTTGATGCCGCCGTACCTGCCGCATTAAGTGCGGCAAAGCCAAGTTTCTCAACGGCCCAAGGTGCAACATTGATTGCAATAACTGCAACAACAATAGTGGCGACTAACCGAAGAATTTGCTTCCCGCCGTCACCTCCGGCTGGGCGAACCCAGATGCCAATATGATCATTGTCTCGTGGCACAAAGAACGGGAACTGATCGTCGGCTAGATTCGTGCCGTTAACACTGACAACAACAAATGGCATCACCCCGGCAGGGATGTTGGCCTTCTCTAATATCTCAGCAATAGTATGACCGGGATCAATTCCGATCACTACGTTACTGTCTGTATTCCGCTCAATTAATTCGCCCATCGGTAAACCTCGTGAAGGCGCCTATTCCATGCAATACCAGACAACCGCTCCAGACAGGATTGAGTTCCTTGGAAGGCGTGCAAAAAATCATCGCCGTGCATTTTGATGCCTACATGCATCGGGTAGCCCGCAATCTTAAATACCAGCACATCACCGAACTGCGGCTCATCGACCGATGTCCATTCCTTCTTGTGCTTCTTTATTGCGTCGGATACAGACTCAAAGTCATTTGCTGCAGTGTAGGCATAAAGATAATCATCAACAGTTATGTTGAGTTGCTCCTGATACCAAAGCTGGACCAGGCCCCAGCAGTCAACACCGTCCCTGTCCCGGCCGCGGTTCGTGTACGGGATGCCGATATAACTATTCATTGGAGCGCAAAGAACAAGCCGGGAAACTCGGCCTGGTTGTATGTGGCCTGCAAGGTCTTGCGGGCGGAAAAGTTATTAGCGATAAGCGTAAACGTGATGGTCAGTGCGTCGTAGGTAGCACCGCCAACAGACATAAAGTCTATTGTCTTCTCAACCTCATCAAGGTCTCTAGTCGATACTAGCTCAAGCTTCACCTCAGGAGGGGACTGTGCCTGCCTGACCAAGTCCATGAATTCATCAGATAGATTGTAAGTGACCAGCTTCAGGTCTTTAGGCGTGCCACCATCTTCCGGTGGCAGCCTTATCTCAAACGGGAACGCCTCAAAAGTCCTACCGCGTGAGACAACTGCCTCATTGTTGTTTACGCAGTAAATCTCTTCGTTTAGTTCCTCAGACGTTATCGTCATAAGGAACAGCAATGCCTCATCGGAATGATTGGCAGAGAGCTCGTTCTCAAATTCGACAGTAACGCTCACGTCCAGTTAGACCCCTGATACATTGTGACACTAGCCTCAAAGTGATTGGAATCTATCCAATTTATAGTTGGCGGCCCTGTCCACAGGAATAGCTCAGTAGTCCCGTAAGGGGTCTTGACGTATGTCGGTATCGTCCCCTGCCTCTGATCTCGATTAAACCAATCCTTGAACGGTATGTACTTGTCTGAGGTTAGCTTGACCGAACAAGTGACTGCTCTGGTGATACCAGTAAATCTGCGGCGGGTCTTTACGTTTCCCTTGTCCATGGTGTTACGGACTACGTTGTCTGTCTGCTGCTCAGTCCAAGTTGACCAGCAACCATCTAGTTCATCCGGCCTATCGCCGATGTCTCCGTTATATGGCATTAGTAACCAAGCCTCCTAAGTCCGAACGTGGTGGCCAAAGAGCTATCGAAATCCCCACCGCCAAACCCTTGCTTGACTGTCTCTTTAATCAGCACGTCAATCTCAATCCCATTATCAGTATTAGCCTGCCTTACCTCTACCTCATCCTTGCCGTAGTTATTGACGTTAACAGTCACGTTTCCACTGCCACCGTCTAAGTTCCTGGAGGCGCCCGGAATCCTGCTAATAGACTCACCGTAATTGTACATCGGGGCGGCAGATGGCGGGGGCTCTATTGCCCTAAACTGCAGGGGGTTCACCCCAGTTGAGGGAGAGGGTGAGCCAGTTCCTCCAAGGCCGCCCAGGCCCGGTATTGCGTTAGCAAGCAGCAAGAAAAAAGGCTCAAATACTTTACTAAGGGCCAATCGGGCGAACTGCTCTAGCGCAAAGTTGATGAAGTCCTTGACGGCAAACTTGCCTGTCTTCATCGCATTGATAATGTTGTCCTCAAATGACTTGCCAATATCAACGATAATATCTTGCAGATCTTCCCAACGGTCTATTTCAATCAGCCCGGCAATCGCTCTTTTACCCTCATCAAATAGGATGATCTGCGCATCCATTGCCGCATTGATCCTATTAATAGATTCCTCAAGAGGCGATCTTTTGGTCAGAGCCTCAAGAAAACCCGTCTGTGGATTGATAGTAGTAAGGGCTTTTACCTGGTCATCGAATTTCTTGAATGTAGCCCTAGCCTGCTCAACTCCTGCCTCAAGTTGCCCGATTCTTTCAACCCAGACATCGCCCCAGGAACTAGGGTTCTCGCCAAGGACTTCGGTTAACCCTTCCTTGAGACGCCTTAACTGCTCTTCGGCCTGCTCAAGATCAGTAAATGCGAAAATGAATCGGTCAAGCGCCGGGTTCTCAGCTAATGCCGCAAGTTCTTTGCCAGACTGCTCCAGTAGCGAGAAAAATTCATCAGTCCCTCGTGTGGCCGCAGCAAGGTCTGCCAGAGTTGACTGAAATGATCTTGCCGCCGCGTCGTTGGCCTCCTGTATTTCTATTAAGGCGCCAGCGACTGCGCCACCAATCTGGTCATCATCGAAGAATCTACCTATTGGAAACCTGGTAAGGATTACTTCTTTAGCCGTGCTTAAAGCCTTACCCAAAATCCCGACAACTGCGTCCCATCCTGTAACCGGGGGTGGCTGCAGAGCCTTTCGCAAATCTACGGCGGCAAGTCGCTCCGCGTAAACAGCGGCATCCAGCAACCTCGCATTTACATAAGTAGCCTCTTCTAGATATTCTGCCTGGGCGTCATTGAACTTCTCCCATTCAACGCCATATTTTTCTACATACTCAGTATTTTGCTTGGTCGCTTTAGCTTGCTGCTGAAGCATTACAACCACAGATGCACCAATCGCCGCAACCGCGCCCAGCACAGCACCAAAGGCGCCAAAGCCAGCAAGTAACTGCGGAAGCTGCGTGGCAAGAGCTCGGCCTACGCCAACACCGCCCTGCATCATAACGAAGAAGTCAGCGATCTGATAAGAGGCGTTCTGCGCAACGTAACCTAAGTTACGTGTAGCGAGCGCGGCGCCACGAGCGTTCTTCGTTACCTTCCCCGTTGAGGCGGCCACTGCGCCCATTCTATTGTTAAGAGACTGCGCCACTGCATTATTCTTGGAATCCTGCATGACAGTGATCTTGTACAGCCGATTGACGGGAGCTAAGTTCATCTGAATTTATTCCTATATCCGCGGCCGGCAGTTCTCTTACCCCTGTTAAGTATCACAAAGATCAAGGTGAACGGCCCCTTCCCTGGGCCAGCCCAATAGACTTCGTTTGGGTCTGCGAATGCCTGTGTGAATGAGGCGTACATGGTAAGCCCCGAAAATTGAGTGCGGCGTTTAAGCGCCTTGATAGTCTGCCTTGCGTAACCGTGATTGTTGGTTGACGTTACGCCTTTGTTCTTACCGCGCTTAGGGGTGTAGTTCTGACCACGCTGAGCAACCCTAGAGTTGACCATGGAGGCGTAGTTGTAGCCCTTACCCCTTGAGTTAAATATTCTCTGGCTAGGACGGATCAATAGCCTGTCGCCATACTGCCACTCTTTTAGTTCTCTAGGATCATTTAGCTTCGTTGCGTTACCACGCTTCCTGTCCGCACTAAACGGTAGGTAATACCAATCCCAGTTCCTCATATCGGACAGCTTGCCCGTCTGAGGAGTAGTATTCTTTAATATCATCTTGCGCAGAGTGCGCTCAAAGTTAGTGATCAGAAGTTGATCAACAACGTCGCCAAAGAATGTCTCAGTCTTTTGCCTGACATCCCTTAGGTTTTTGGCGTCACTGCCATCTACTAGAAATCTTGTGGGCTCGTTGTCTAGCTTAAGCTGCTCGTTGATTGCCTCAACCGTGACCAACTGGATCATGTCACGGGCATCTTCCTTGGACACAAGTATCACGTCATCAGCAAGGCTGAACGTCTCCCGAACTCCTTTCTGAGCGTACAAGCCAACATCGACAACCTTTGTCTGCGGCACGGCCAGATCAAAGAGATCCAGTGGCCCTTTAACTTTAGCGACCACCGGTTAACCCCTTAATCAAGTCGCCCTTAGAACCAGCGAGTAGATTGCTTTTGCCGCTCATTGAGTCAGCTTCCTTCTTAGAACGCTTCTCGAGGAAGTCTATCCAACCCATATATTCATGAACTGACATTCTGGCTTCTATGTCCTCCACCAGCATGCCCAGTTCAGTCGCTATATGATATAGACCCTCCTCAAAAGGCGTTATTCGACGTTTCCCAAGCCGTTGATCTCCACAATCAGGCTGGACAACTCAAGGTAATCAGCAAACTCAAGATCATCCATGATCTCTTTAAGCTGAACACCATCCTTGTAGACACTTTCCGCAACCATCTGCTCATGAGCTGCAGCCTGTTGTGGCGCCTCACCCTGTAGGGCAGGCATGAGTTTCCTCATAGTCCCCATCTTAAGCGTATGAATTTCGTACTCGGTTCCGTTAACTACTTTCTTCTGTACTGACATAAATCACCTCGGCGTCGAAGGTATGAAGATGCCGCCACACATGAGCATGGCGACATCAAGTTTAGAAGCAGTGCTTAAATGCTTCGGTTAAGGTCATGGTAAATGTGTAGGCGATGGCACCGTCGATAGGAACCTGCCAGTTGACGCTAGACACACGGCCTCTAGCAACCAACCAACCCTGGTCCGGGCCAAGGTCTACTCTGAGTAAACGCTCATCGCCAACCTGCCATGCGTCGTACAACGCAGGATAGTCAGGGCTTGTCACGTCTACGTATCCTTCCATGGATACCGTTCCAGCTTCCTGGACCTGGCTGTTTATTGTCGCAGTTGGAGAACAGAACGTAGCCACCGAAATTGTATTCGGCTCCGTTCCGTTAATGTTGATAGCAGACAGACACAGCTTGGTCAGATCGGACTGCTTGTAATGATCTACAAATCCTTCGCTGACGGTTACAGTGTCATTGACCGTGCTTGAGCTTAATGCAGTAAACGTAGTGCCTTGTGCATTGCCTGCAGCCCAAGCGGCATTGAGATTATCGGACTGAGTATCGTAAATATATACAAGATCCCCGTCCTCATAAGCCTCAGTTGCAGCCTGAACTGTAACTACGGATGGTGACGCCTTACTGGCGCTTGTTACGGTGTCCTTAGAAGGATCACCAGTGGTAATCCAAATGGACACATCTTCTGTGGATTGAGCAGTCATGGTGTTCCCTCCTGATACTCGTATTCAACTAAATAAGAAACCTGATAACCCTGATTTGTAGACCCGGCACTTGCCTCCCTGGGTGGGTCAACCGCAGTGAGGCGTAATTTGTCATTAGGGTCGCGAATGGACATGAGCGTCTGCATGTCCTTTTCCGCTGCGGCCAAAACAACAGCATCTCCAATCCCCGGCAGGCCGGTGTAAACGACATTAACGTCGCCTTCTTCCTGCCAAGAACTATTACAAAAGGTTAGGCGCTCTCTGAACGTAGCGTCAAATGAAGCTGTCGCCCATATATCGTCAGTAGGGGTCTGATCCCGATTGATGGTGTCATAGAAAGGCACATCTATCTCTGCCTTCACTAGCCACTCACGAACAGTCTGTCGAACATAAAGAGCAGACATTTAATTACCCCGGACGTAACAACGCCAACCGCAAAATAAATCGTTAAGCATTACTGGATCGCAGAAATCTAGCGTGTAAACCTGATCCATAATAAAGACACGATCCAACTTCTTTACCGGACTTACCTCGGCAGCCCGGATGGTTATTATCTTAGCTCCGATGCCCCAGGAGTTAATTATTTCTTCATCCTTGGTAGTCTTAAACCCAACGATGCACTCAGTCTCGATGCCTTCGGTGCTGACATGCCTAGCAGGAACTCCAAGCGCCTTGACGCCCTCGTTCCATTGCTTAAACAAATACTGCTTGTCAGAGTTACTTAGCATTCATGCAACCTATACAAATCCAGAAGTATCTGATCTGCCTGAGAGATCGGCCCAAAATCTGCACCCAATCCTATGCTGGAGCTACTGCCACTGTTATTAGCATATGTGATTGTACCCACATCAGGTATCGTAATCCTGCTTATATCTTGGCTGGAAGCGGAACCTCCGCTACTGGTCAGTTCCCACTGAACCTTTATAGCGTTATAGAGCACGTACAATAAATCTGCCGGCCACTCATCGGACTTATATCCACCTGAGTATTGGAGCATGTGAAAATTGGTGTAATTGTAATTGGGGAACCAGACTATGCCTCGCTCGTTATCGACCAGATACTCATTCTTGGTCTCATCGATATACAGGTCGCCAGAGACAGGCCATAGGTGTAACTGCCATCCCTTGCCCTTCACCGGAACCTGGAGCTCCTGATGGTTATCGCGCCACTCAAACAGTCGGTTGCAGTAACGCTCTAGAAATCCCATAACTATCTTCATTGCTGCAAGCACCTGATCGTCATGATCCGGCACCTCTATACCCAGCAAATCCTTAATGCTTTCCAGATCCCAACCAGGCCCATTAGCCTCAACATCCTGACAGCCCACATCGCGCCATACTCCGGGTACGCTTGAGCCCGGTGGCAGTAACGTGTATTCCCAAGTACGGCCACCTTCACTATGTATGTCGCCCTGCTCTGGCCCTTCTGGCCAATGAATCTCTCTAAGCTGTGTCATCTTTTGCGACCCTTCATTCTGCTTTCTCCGTATCAAAATACGTATGGTCGGTTTCCACACCTAAATACTCAAATGCGGATTCGTTGATCTGGTAACCACTTTCATTCTTATAAACCCGCTTAATGTCTCCGTCCTTTTTGTTAATCAAAAAGTGAACTTGAAGTGACTTATTTCCCTCTTCGATATTCACACACTTAGATAAGGCGTCTTTTTCAGCAGAGGCGTCAATCTCAACAGCCCTTATCAAACTGAACGGATCTTGAATTATGGCGAGATACATTCTTAAAGTTTCCTTAATCTGACGTTGGTAAAGACGCTGTTGTAGTCAGTGTTATATCTGGCACCTTCAGATATTCGAACTAACTGATAGCAAATTAAAGTTATATAGGGATACCCAGCAGGGACAGAAAAATTAGCATTGATATTTGTCTTCGACTGCCCTTCTAAGTTCCAAGGTACGACCTGTGACCCACTCAGCCACCCATTGCTATTGGCAACAGCGGACATAGACCAAGGCGCAGACGGAGCTTGGTATATCCCTGTAAGATCTGCCTGACCTGAGACATTGTAGGTGCCTGCTTCGGAGTAACCCGGATACCTGATCTCAGCAAAAGCGTCTACATTTGCAGTATTGCAAGAGCAAGTTACTAAAACCTGCTCAGTTTTATCTCCGGTCGGAAAAGTTATGTCTCTACGATTGCTGTTTTGTTCTTTGCAATAACTCGTATAAGGGTTAGCGGGTGCCAAGCCGTAGTTGGAGTTGTGGCTGTAACACATTGCGGTTGTTGCGCCTTTTAACTGGGCAAGCCCAATTGGACCTGTTTGGAAGCCAGCTATCCTAGCCCTAAAATGCACACTGGTCAGGGGAGATCCCGGCAAGCCTATATCAAGAGCGGCCTGAGCAAGATTTGATCCAATAGCCATTACTTAGACCCCTCCAGATCCTTGACCCTCGCTGATAACTCCTTAACAGCCTCAATCAAGTAAGCCGTCAAACCGCTGTAGGAAACTGCTTTCATCCCTTCAGAGTCTTCATTGACAAGATGGGGTAGCACCTGCTCAAGCTCCTGTGCGATCACGCCAGAGCCTTTAGCGCCGGTCTTGTTCCACTCCCACTCCCTGCCGTTTAACTGCTCTATGACGCCCAAAGGAGCGTCTATGATGTTTCTCTTTAGACGCACGTCACTTGTAGCAACAAAGTCTGTCGCTGTGAGCGTCCCTGCGATAGTTGAGTTACCCGACAGCGGAACAAAATCACCGCCGCCGCCTGCGCCCTTTAACTCGTACTTGGCATCACTTTCAGCCTTGGTGTAGGAAGCGCCCACAGCGGCGTAGCTGTGGCTGTGGCTTGCAGGAGCATAAACGCCGCTGTGATTGTGGTTGGACGCCGCGTAACTTCCTGCTGGCTGGTAGACACCGCTGTGGTTGTGATTGGACGCCGCATAGTTGCCAGCCGGTTGATAGCTTCCTTTCGGTTGCCACTTGGTGTCGGACTCGGCCTTGGTATACGACGCGCCGACTACAGCGTAGTTCCCTTGAACCTGATACTTACCATCTGACTCGGTCTTGGTGTAATACTCGGAGAGATCAACGTCACCGCCACCACCGCCAGTACCGACGATGCTGTTGCCGTCTGCGTCGAGGTAATCATCTGCCGTTATGGTTCCCTCAACAGTCACCCGCGCACGTCGATCTTCGTCTGGATCTACTCCGGCCCTAATTTCAATATGTGGGCTATATTTGAGATCACCAATAACGACCTGATCATTAACACCATGAAGCATAAAAAACGGCTCGTGTTCACTCCAAGGGTATTCTGGGTCGACGCCATACTCCGCGCGAGAGTATGTCAACTCACCGTGAGTCATACGCAACTCAAAGTCACAGTCATCGTCGACGATGAAGTTCTGGGATGCCTCCCACCCGCCACTCTGACACACCAAAATTGAACCTTGAACATCGGCGTCTGGAAGTGAACCGCCACCACCGATAGCGTTACCGTCCATGTCGGTAAAGGCGCGAGCGCGGATCGTACCGTCTTTGTCAATCTCTACCGTTCGACCAAGGGTTTGATGGGTTACGGACAGGGCGTACTGGACAGACTTCTCATCTGCGCCGTAAGGCAATTCATCAGGTCGGTCTGCATCAGCGGCGGTAATATTGAGACCGCCCAAGATCGTGTGTTCAACAGAGAAAGCATTCCGAAAATACGCCGGGGCTTTGGCAACAAGACTTCCGGGGTCATCCTGCCCGTCAATACCAATCTCTATATTGGGTGCGGTTATTTTCAGATATGGCCCAAAAATGTCGGTTGCTTCCAATTTGTCAACCATCACCGTTTCTTCTAACCGGCTGAGTTCTCCTGCCAAGTTGGACAAGGGTTCCACACTTAGCGCCCAGAACTCACCTCTGGTGTATCCACCAAAGCCGAGGCTAACGAATCTATATTC